GTTTTAAACAGGTCAACATCAACACCTAAACTTTTAAGGTTATCAAATACTAATCCAGCGCCGCCTATAGTTTCAACTTCACGCAGATATTTAACTACAGGGACAGGAGCCTCCGGACTCAAGCGATTGCTTGTCCCATAGATATATTTGTCAATTATAACATCGCCAATTATTAAGACTTTCATAAAACTATTATATACTCTTTGCGATTAATTGTCAAGAAGATTTATAGTTTTAAATACAGTTTCTAATTTAGTTAGATTGACTTTACTTTGAAGGGTATTACGCAATCCATGATGGAGAGGCTTTGGCCATTTAGTGAAACTACACCAAGCATACCCGTCATGTTCTTTATTTAAGATAGGAACAAATTCATTTTCTATTACACATAGATACGTGTGAAAATGAAAATTTTCATCATTCGAAATAAAACTTTCTAATGGAAGTGTTTTCTTAATATCAGGTAATAATCCAATTTCCTCTTGGATTTCACGCTTTAAACCTTCCCACGGAGTTTCACTGCCTTCGTTGGTTCCGCCAACTAATCCCCAAAGATCAGATCTCTTTCCTTGCGCACGATGCAGGAATAAAAATCTATTAGTATTAAGTGTATAAAACAGCGCACCACTGCAAACTATTCTTGTGTTCATACAAGTAGTTAGCCGTCGAGATCTATTCTCCATGTTCCAACTGGATAATCACCATCAATACTTAACAACCATTCACCGTTGCTGTATCGATATTGAACCGATGTATTTAGATTAGTAACATACGTAGTTTCACTAATTGATTGAGAATCAAAAACTATATTCCATTTAGTACCATCCCACTCGACTATATCGTTAGCATTGGCAACCAATCCAGTTGAGTCATTATTACGCCATGCTAGTGGATTTTCTGTTGCAGTAGCATTACCTACACTTTCGAGAAGTAGAAGTCTAACACCTGCTGTCTTAATGCTGCTAGGATTAAATCTTGTAGGATCGATAATAAAATCAATACTTGTTCGCCCTGCAATCACAGTATCTTGAGGGAAACTGTCAGTGTCCCAATTAATTTCAATTTTGCCTTCGTCAAATGGATTAAGGGTGAATGTTCCTGTAACTGTACTATCATTATTTGTGCTAGTTAAAAACAGTCTACTGACATCTGCTCTATAATAACCGGGTAATGCTTCGAAAATTTCTCTCCAATTTTTATTACCAACAGTGCCACCGCTTATTAATTGAGCAGACCCATTGTCAACATATACTCCGTATCTGTTATAATTAACGTTTGCCATTTCGTTTGCTGCTAATGAAGTTGCCTTTGAACCAAATTCATTAGTTGTAGATCCAGGCACAGGCGTGTCATCATATGCATTTAATTCAGGAGCACTAACTCCGCTTTCAATTGTACCTAATGATTCGTCGAACATACTAGTTATAACGTTTGTAATAACGCCCATCTTTTTAACTTTAGTAGGCGGTGATATGTATATAGGTACACTAAATCCTAATGTAGCAATATCTATTTCACTGTCGACTCCTATAGGAACACTTCTATTACTCCACTGTACATTTTCTAAATTAACAACGGTAATGCTTGTCCAGTCAATAAAGTTATCAGTAGTTTGCATCTCTAAACTAGGATTAAACAATACTAATAATTGTTCTAAAATTTGTAACTTTTGATCTGTGTTTGATGCCCATATATCTGCATTAATGCGTAACAAATACGGTGTAGGAATTAATCTTTCAACTGTATAGTTTTTACCTTGAGTGTTTAGGTATTCATTATTAGTATCATCATATGCACGTTCTCTAATATTAGTAGACCTAGTATAAGTTGCATCTGTTAATCTATCTTTGTCTAGTTCTAATCCAGTTACATAAACTGCAATTCTAGGAGCACTAGGTAATTTATTTTCACTATTTTCTCTAATAATATTTGCAACTTGGCGAGACAAATCTCCGTAAGTTACAGGCACTACTTTTTGTTGACCTTTCCCGTCTTGTACAGGAAAGTTACTAAGAATACGCATCATTTGCGTAATATAACGTCTTACTTGTCCGTCGTAAAAGTGTTGCATTAATTATCCGCCTTGGGTCTAAGTGCTTTAGATAAGCTCTGACGCTCTTCGACAACTTCGCCGCCTATGGTGTTGGTTGCAGTATTATTGATAAAGCTAGACTTTTGAGTCTGTCTCTCAAGTGTATTACTTAGAGTCATTCTAATATCGTCATTGACCTTAACCCAGCGTTGACCGTCATATCTAAACATTCTATTTGGTAAGAAATCTGTACGCAAGTAAAAATCTCCCTTGACGTTTTCTCTAGGAAACGAAATACCAAAACCAAACGGAGCACCGTTAGGCGCAGCATCACCTGTTCCTACTAGGTAACCTGTATAACCTTCTCGCTCTGGTCTACTTACAATTTCGTCAGTTGTATATGTAATATTTGACGCATCTAAATCTGTTTCATCAGCAGTTGTTAATGCAATGCTACCGTCATCGTTTGTACTTACTGTGTAATAATGACTAATGTCGTATCCACTTTTAGGAGCATCAGCTTCTGCTTGTGCAACCACCGCAGCATTAATCTGCATTTCTTTTTCGTATGTACTTAAAATATCACGCAATGTAGTATCGCTACCTTCTTCTGCAGGCAAGTCAAGTATCTCTGCGTATTCTTGTCCGTCGTATATTTGTTTAAGTTTTAAACGATATAAGTGCGGATACCATGTCTGCGAAAATCCTTCAGCAGCACGATTAACATCTTCAACTACATAAAATCTTTTTAATGCAAAACTATAATCGTTTGCAGCGTATTCGTCTTTTAAGTGAGGTAATTCAATTACATCACCACTCATTATTTTTCTGCCCAATGTTTTAACTGAACTATTAATGTGTATTGTCAAGAACAATGTATCATTACTTAAAAACAATCCAAACTGACTAAGATCAAAGTCAATATCTTGTACATTATAAATGCCGCGCATTGTATAAATGTCTGGATCGTATTTTCTATCTCTATTTTCTAGGAATAGTAAGTCCTGTATATTAGTTTCCTTAACAGCATCATATTGAGGCTGATCAGCTGTGGCAGTTCCTGTATCTGGATTTTCTGGTCCTAGATACTTGTGTATGTTGATATCAGTACCGCCAACCGTAAACATCTCCTGAATCTGTCGATCTAGGAAATAGTAATCGTTACCGCGCTCTGGTTTGTATAAACTTATTCTTGGCATATAACTATTTATCGGTTACGATAAATACTATATGGAGAACACGCATGGCTGATTTAGCAACACAAAAACAAGAAGTATTTGACTATGTACATGCCTTTTTAGGCGGTGGCATGGTCGACGTTGAACTTGATCCAATTCACTACGAAACAGCTTTGAAAAAAGCATTAACCCGTTATCGTCAACGTAGCGATAATTCAGTTGAAGAGTCATACTTGTTTATGCCAACAGTGCTTGAACAAAACGAATATACGTTGCCCCAAGAAGTTGTTGAAGTTAGACAACTATTCCGTAGAAGTATTGGTTCGCGCACAAGCGGTAACGAAGGTGGCTCTACATTTGAACCCTTTAACGCAGCATATACCAATACCTATCTGCTTTCAAGTTCTAAAATGGGAGGACTAGCAACATACGATATGTTTAGTCAATACCAAGAACTTGTTGGACGTATGTTTGGTAGCTTTATTGAATTTAAATGGAATTCAAACACTAAAAAATTAACTATTTTACAGAAGCCTACAGCAGACGAAACATTGTTAATTTATGCGTACAATTATCGTCCTGACACTCAGCTATTAAGTGATTACATGGCAATACAGTGGCTTAAAGATTATACACTAGCAGCATGCAAATATATGCTAGGCGAAGCACGTTCAAAGTTTGCTACTATTGCAGGTCCGCAAGGTGGATCAACACTTAACGGTGATGCACTAAAATCAGAAGCAACTGCTGAAATGGAAAAACTTGAACAAGAAGTTAGTCAAGGTGTTGCAGGCGGAAACGGCTACGGATTCTTAATCGGATAAAAACGCTTGACATGCACTATTATCTAATGTATACTGTTTAGAACAATGGAGTTCTAAATAATAATGCATTTACCTAAATTATTAATAGTTGGTCATGGCAGACATGGCAAAGATACCGTTTGTGAAATTTTACAAGATTACGGTTATAAGTTTGAATCAAGTTCGAAGTTTTGTTCAGAGCTGTTTATCTTTGACGAACTAAAACACGAATACGGATATGCTAACGAAGAAGAGTGTTACGCAGACCGACATAATCATCGTACTGAATGGTACAATATGATTCACGATTACTGTAAGGACGATTTAGCAAGACTAGGGCGTAACCTGTTTAAAGATCATCAAATTTATTGTGGCTTACGTAATCGTAGAGAATTCTTTGCAATGCAAAATGAAGAAATCTTTGACTATGCTATTTGGGTCGATCGGTGTGATCATTTGCCAAAAGAAGATCCTAGTTCAATGAGTATTGAGCAATGGATGTGTGATTACACTATTGACAACAATGGCGATCTAGCAAGACTTAAAAACAACG